GATTTTTGTAACCATAGTTTTTCTTCTTGGTGCCAAGTAACTTCACTATTTGAAAAGCCTTTTAAAATAGCGTCTGACATATCAAAGAAGGTGTCAGGCAAAAAGGTCATGTCTTCAAGCAGCTCTTGCAGCATGTCAGTATCGCGTATCTCTTCTTTAATGGCATTACGCGGTGGTACTAATTTCCATGGTACCGACTTCATGCACAAACGACGCTTTTGCAGCTCAGAAAACAAATGGGTGTCTTTTTCTTCAATGTCTTCTGCTAATTCACATTGGGCAATAATATCGCCTTGCTCGGCTTGCAACAAAATACCTGCCAATTTAGCCGGTGTTAACCCTTTGCTTGGATGCTCTGCATAATGGTTTTGCAAATGCGCTAACTTAACGTCATCAGTTTGCGGCGTGGTTAAGTCGTCTTTTCTTAATGGGTTGCCGAGCGTATCAACCAGCCCTTTGTAGTTAGACATGGTTACCATGCTCCTTTTTTATTACTGGGAAAATCATCGTCTTCTTCATCACGATCTTTTGGTGGTAATGGGGTGTATTCAATGACGCCGCCGTCCATCCAACTGGCACGAACGGCCATTACAAGGCCAACAGCTACGTCACCATGGCGTTGTCTGCCATCGGTGCCTTTAGTGCTACCTTTATCAATTTTAGGGACACCGTTAATAATTTTTATTTGCCCCATGTCGTCTAGAACATCTTGATGACGAGGGATTTCTAAGTTTAGATCTTCAAATTCAGCTTTTAGTTTTGGCATCCATTCCATATACCAACGCTCGGTTAGCATTACTTGCTCAACCATTTCTGTGCCATAACGCAAGGCAGCTGATTCGGCCAAGTAACCACCGTTACCCGTTGCATCAAAGGCCAAACCTTGTAAACGCGGTAAGCGATCACATAAATAAAATAATATTTCGCGTTGGGCGTCATACGTTAAGTTACTCATTTCAAGCAAGAACGGTACGCGCTTGGTTAAGTCTTTATTGATTTGCAGTGGTACGAATACCGAGAGATCACCTTTACGGGCAAAATCTTCACCGAAGGCGTGGTTTAAATCTTTATTAAGCTTGGCTAAGTGAGGTTTTAACTCGTCTTGCCATTCTTTTATTTGAACTTCTTTATGCTTTGCCGACCACTCTAAAAAGTCACTTGGGGCGGTAAAGCGAATAATGGGAATGTCTTTTTTCATGGCTTGCTCAACAAGCACACGTTTTATATAAACACCACCGCCTTGTTTAGGCACGCAAGCGTATTCTTCTAGGGCATCATCTTCTGTGGCGGTTTGGTTTAACAGAGCCGCTTTCCATATATCCTCAACTTCTTGAGTCCATGCTTTGTGACGTGTTTGGCTTATACGTTTATAAAGCCCTTCATTACACGCATCATCAAGGGTAATACGATGTACGGAGTATTCTTTTTTACCCGCACGACTGTCTTGTATAAGGGTATTGAAGAGGTTGTCTGTACCATTATGGGTGCTAATTAATCTAATTTTAGCGCCCCACATAGTTAATGCGCTGGCCGCTTTAAGTACTTCAGCTAAACGGTCATGAAAGGCGGCTTCGTCAATAGTAACGTTGCCTTGCATACCACGTAAGTTTGACGGGTTAGAGCTTAACGCTTGTATTTTGTAGCCACTGGCAAAGTTGATGGTGAAGGTAAGGATCTCTTTTCCTTCTTGCCCTTCATCTATAAATATTTCTTCTTCAATATCACCTGCGGCTTTATCAAATGCCATTGCCCACATGGCGCAAGCGTCGATAAATTCGCGCGCCATGTCTTTGGTTGAACCCACATAAAAGTGGTTGGTACCAAAGGCAACTTTACTTTTACTGGCCTCTAAAACGGCATCGGCAGCTTCTGCCCAGGTTAAGCCCGTTCGACGTGACTTTTCAGCTATTTTTAATATGGACTCGTCGGCCATCCAACGCTTTTGATAACCTAATAAAACTTCATCAGGATCAAAAGGAATAAACACGGGTAAACCAAAACGTTTCTCTGTGTTGTCACAATTGTTGATCGCTTTTTGATAGCTAGAAAGTTTTAGCTCTGGCTTAGTTTGCTTAACAACTGGTGACGGGGGCAATATCATTAGGCAAGACCTAATATTTGTTGCTTAATTAAGTTCGCACCTTCTTTGGTTAAACCTGCTTGTTTAGCGGTTGAGTCAACTTCTTCAGCTAATTCTTCAGCAAAGGCTTTACGTACTTCTTTCTCACGCTTCATATTGAGCATGGCGGCATTTTCTAAGCGGTTAAGTGCCAGGGCTAGGCTGTTAATGGTTTTAGCATCAAGCAATTTATCTGGGTCTGAATTGGCTTCCATCAGTAATTTAAAATGCTGCGTTTTGAGCATTTCAAGTAGAAGCTGTGTGGTTTCGCCCGTTGGTTTAGCACCAAACTGTGCTACCCACATTTCGGTTGATTCACGCATGGCCCGTATTTCTTGGCCTACGGTTTCCATTTCAACGCTATAGCGACTTAAGCCCGACTTACTGATTTTTTGTGTCGCAAGACCCGCTTGTTGAATAAGTTCATTGATAGCGGCAAGTATATCGGCCTGTGTATGGCTTTTATTACGCAGTAAAGCATCGAGTTCAGTTTTTAACTTTTCAGGTAATAGGTCGATTTTAGACGCCTTGCCACGCTTTTTAACTTGGCTCATTGCTTGGCTTCCATTTGTTCTAGATAGTCTTTGCGTATTTTGGGTACTTCACGACGTATGGCGGCTAAAGCTCGTTTGGCTTCAGGGTCACTTTCAAACACTTCGTTCACCCAACTTTCAGCAACAAAAGCTACACCGGGGTTAGCTTTTTCAAAAGCGGGTTTTATGCATTGCTTTTCAATTTCTGCTAAAACAAGAAATCGAGAGAAAGCCGATATAATTTTTTTTTCAGCAGCGTTATACGGTTTTGACTTAGCCATGTTAATTCCTTAGTTATGCACTTGGGCGTTTAACGCCATCTACAAAGCTTTTGCCTTGCGCTACGTCTTGGCCACGGCTAAGTAACGTGGCATTTATAATGTCACCCACTTTTTCGATAGAAACTAAACCTTGCTCGGCTAGCCAACCTAAATTAGTGCGTACTTGGTCACGGCTCATTATGTTATGAAAAGCTTCACAAGAGTCTTGGATCATACTGTCGTTACTTTTATAACCAAGTGCCTCTAACGCGCGTAAAATCGACAGGCGATGATGCTGATTTTGAATATTTTGAAGTGCCATTATTTATCCTTTTATTTCGTTTTCAACGAGCATATTTACGTGATTATTAATATTGGAAAGTAAGTCTTTCATACCGTCTACACTGCCTTTTAGCTCGCCAACCTCCTTTTCAAGACTATGAATTTCACGGCTATTGGGCAGTGCTGCAAGCTGGGTTTCTAGGGTGTTCACTTGTTTTGCTAACTTAACGTGCTCTGTCGAAGTGTTGTAAGTGTCTTCAATACTTTTAACGCGTTCCTTAAGTGCATCGTGTTCTGAGCGCTTAACAAAAAACAACACCAATACAAAAGCGATAACGGTGAATATGCTTGTAAGCACAAACTGAACAACCTTAAAGTAATCGTTATTTATCCATTCCATTGATTTATTTCCTTTTATGCTTTTGTAATGCTTCGTGATGCACTTGGCAGCCAATGCAACGTACTGCATCAACTGACTTTACGCGTTTAAGCAATATTGGTTCCCCGCAATCTAAACAACAACGAACACCATCAATGACAAGTGGTTTTTCTTTTTGCTGTTGATGATTTTGCAGGGCTTTAGAAATTGCAAGCTGCTCTAACTTGCTTGCTTGATCAAATTGGTCAGTCAAGTTAGGCGCTCCCTCTGAACTGGCTATTAATGTCTTTGCTTTTACTACCCATACTTGAGCCATAGAAAAAACCCGTAACGTCTTTACGTTCATCAAAGAATGACTTTGTTGCCATAGTTAATACCGACGTGAGCAAAGCAAGTAGTTCAGGGTTATCACGCATAAAGTACAATGCGAAAGCCTGGCAAATTAAGCAGATAGCAATATACACAGGGTTGTATTTCATAATGCGGTCTGCAATTTTATCCGCTTGTTCTGGGTGCTTGTTGTGCATGCCCCTGGCACCTTGGCGGTCTTTATACGGAGCCATGTTAATTTCGTGTTCGTTAGCCATTAACGTGGCTTTTAGCTCAGCAGCAAGCTTGGGATCATTACTTAATGCTTTTTCAATTTTAAGCGGATTACTTTCACCTGTTGCTTGGCTAGCAAAGTCGAGCACTTTACTGGCAACTTTAGCGGCATCGTTGTCACTACCACTAAGCTTGTT